CCAAGTATTTCCACTCCTAGAATAGATATGTATCACATTAGCGCCACGTGCGTTTAATGCTACAAGTGAACCATCATAATTTATATCGTTGGGTCGGTAATAATCCGTGTTTGCCAAAGGACTCAAAATTGAAGTTTGTAGTGTAAAATTATAATTAGCATCGGCAGAATATATAATCAAATTAGCCTGATCTAACGATGCATTCGTGTTACCAGTTGCTGCAATATATTTACCATCACCCGATATTGTTACATTGCTACCAAATGTTATACCAGGAAACGGACCAAAGATGCCGCCGCTATTTGCCCCAGTAAAGGTTTGTTTTATACCATTAAACTCAGTTGTATAGATTCTAGCAGGATTACTGTTATTCTGAAATTCCGATGAAGTTACACAAAGATTAAAATTCCCTGCAATATTAGATTGATATTCACTAATATCACCACGATAGCCCAAACTTTGATTGTTAGGACCAAATTGAGAATCTATCTGCGAATAAAACTGCTGTCCGCCAGCAGCAGATTGCCAGCCTCTACTACTAAGTGATGAGTAAGTTGATATAAATGACATTAAGCGTACCTCGTTGCACTACCCAATACTGTGTAAGTCGGAGTTGTTGCTGTTTTTACAGCAGTAAATGTATAAGCCACTAGCGAATTGCTTGCCCCTAAAGGAACGGAACCATTCACCCAATTGATAGTTTGGTTTGCACTATCTATTTGCAAGGTAGTTACTGTGTAAACACTTGCACCAGTTTTAATTAGTATGGTGTTTGTAATGCTTTGCCCAACACTCACTATAGAGTTAGCAGTGACAGAACTATTCCCTCTAATGTTAAGAATTGTATTAGCAGTAGCGTTTGCTGTGCATAACACAACTGAACTTGATAACAAGTTTAGATTAAAAGTATTAGGGGCAGTAGTTGTAATAGTTACTGCTTCTGAACCATATGGTAAACTTGCAATTGGTGTATTCGCAATATTGCCTGCAACAATGTTACCTACAGCAGTCACAACATTTGAAACATTATTGAAAGTCAATGCAGGACTACCGGCGAATAATCCACCATTGTTGTATTGTATTTGAGTATCAGAACCACCTACAGTACCGTTGCCTGTTCCGCCACCAGTAACCCAAAATAAATTACCAGTACCGTCAGTTTGCATATATTGACCGTTAGTTCCACCAGTAATCTTAACATTACTAATAATATTTAAGTTACTAACACCAGTAACACGCAATGATGTAAGATTACCCACGCTTGTAATGTTAGGTTGAGCAGCAATAGTAACATTGCCAGCAAATGCAGCATAGTTAGCATTTGCAATCGTACCGGTAATGTTTGCAGCACTTACGCTGTACGCAACATTTGCAATGTTAGCAATATTAGCGTTACCTGCATTATTTGCGAATACCGCATTGCCAGCAAAGTTTGCATAGTTAGCATTTGCTGTATCGCCCCAAGATAAGTTACCAGCACCATCTGTAATTAACGCATAGTTAGGAGAACCACCGCTAATAGTGATATTGTTAGTATCACCTAAACTTAGTTTAGTACCAGTCCAAAAGACACTAGGAATTCCTCCTAGTACACCGCCATTGTTGTATTGAACAGTTCCGTTATTTCCAGCAGCCTGCGCAAACCCACCAGCATATACTGATAGATTGATTGCTTCGGGCTGAACAGTTAGTGTTGGTTGCTCAATCGTAACCCCTAGATTAAATGGTTGAACAACAATATTTGCGGTAATGTCTGACATTTTACTGATACCTTACGATGAATCCAAGTGGTTCCTTATTAATCTCGGCTAATGAAGCGTTTGCTTGACTTTGCTTGCTTATTTGTAATGTAACAATAACAAGCGTTGAGTTAGCGCCGCTGTTAGCAAGAGCAACAGTTGGAGTTGGGTTAGGACTTCCTGAGCCACCTGTTAAAGTAGCAGGGATGTAAAGATAACCTGTTCCAGCAGCAGCATTTGTAAATGCAGCAATTAAGTTTGGTGAATAAGTTCCTGCTCCAGTACTTGGCTGAGGAGTATCCAGTGTAATGTTACCTAATACGATTTCGTTTTCATTAGGATATGTTACATTATCAACATCGTAGAACTTAGCAGAAGTTGCTAGTGCCCAGGCATTTGGAACTAATGCGTTAGCCGGGTTTCCATTAGCGTATGAAAATGTTAAAGGTAAAGTATACGCTTCTCCGGTGTAAATCTCTAGGCACTGCATTTCAGTACCAGCGATTGTCATCGTTTTAGCGCCGTTTAGTAATAGACTCATATGTTTGATTCCTCTATATTGTATTTATGTTTTTATTAGTAGTACGGGGTTTGGCCCTTACTTGATGCTATACTTCCTTTAACTATTATCACATTGCTACCAGTAACTATATTTCTAAGAAATACAGCAGCACTAACCATATTAGCAACAGGAGCGCCAGACACATTGAAACTACGACCTATTACTTTAGGTTGATTAGCAACTAATTGAATAGTGTCAAACTCATCAGTACCGCACTCGTAAAATCCAGCGTTAAAGTCAAAGCCTCTAGTTAGTTGAACTGTAGTATTAGCATCTGATACCATAGTAATGCCCCAACTTGCATTATAAGTCATATTTGAAGGAATTGTTCCTAGTGGAAAATCATCAAATAATATTTTATACCAGTTGTCTTCGCCATCATTGATAGTAAGAATACTTGCACCGACAGGATTCCAACTTGATGTACTACTTGCACCGTAGTAATTATTACCACTAGAACCGGGGTTTATGTTAGATGTACCTTGATACCAGGGATAATAGTTAGTTGCTGCTACTGTTGTACCTGGAACAATTACTGGTATGTTACGAGTGCTAGTACTCGTAACACTGACTGGCATAGTGATATTAGCACCACCTGAAATACTAAAGTTATTACCACCAAATCCTTGACTTACTGATAGATTCTTATCTAAATTAGTTAATGTAATCGTATTAGCAGTTATATTATTGCCAGTAATAGTGTTTCCCTGAATCTCATTACCAGTAATACCACCAGTGTTAATAGTGATACAAGCATTGCTCAACGCTATGAGTGGGGCAGGATTGACAGTAAATTGAGTGTTGCTTAATACGCTTGAAACTATTGTATTAGCAGCAACATTACCAGTACCTGAAGTAATACTAATGATACCACCAGTTTGCAAGTTAACAATTGGATCTGTTGTTACTAAAGTACCAGTAGAATTGGCATTACACGCTGATTGCGATATAGAAGTAGTAACATTAGCCCCTGGCCAAAATATAGCAGCACTTGACAGTGATTGAACACCTACAGTTCTATTTCGTGCAGTAGTAGACCAAAAGATATTACCACTCTGTTCAATATCATTGACATTAATTGTATAGTTGCTATTTGGTATTAGAGGTGCACCATTGCTATAGTTAACAGTTGTATAATACAAGTGATTTGCAGTATTACTATCAAAACCATAGTTAAAGTCAAGATTCATTGTCAACCCAACATTAGGTACATTAGCACTAACGTTTAAGAAGTTAAGCGTACCAGAGGCATTTGCTGCAACAATCGGAGTATCTGGTACTGCAATAATGTTAGGATCCTGCAATCCTGTGTTATCTGCTGGAATGAAATCAGTGATATCAAGGTCGTCATCATAAATGTTTCCGTTGTATTCAAAGCCAGTCAACTTTGCAAATAGATTGCCCTCAGCGTCTTTTTCTTCAATAACATTGCTTACACGAAACAGTTTGTCCGTCCAGCCATATGTTTCATTGGTAACTCTAATTACATCACCTGCTTCTACTTGAATGCCTGAATAATCAGTTTGTAAAGTGATGATTAAGTCTTCACGACCCTGCAAGAGTCTACGAATAGCAATAAACTTAGCCTGAACATAGTTGTTAACTAAGTCGTTCTTAAGACCTAGTTTGTTAATTGGCTCGTTCTCACTCAATAAGCCAGGTAAGTCATCTTGCAATGAGATAAAGATAAAGTCTAACTGGTCCTTAATGTTCGTGTTAGGATACTGATACTCTACCTGATTGAATGTCTGATTTAAATCAGTTGGATTTACTTGAATACCGCTTGTCAAGTTGTTGCTTGTAACACTATACAAATCATTGAATGTAACAGCATCTGGAGTCTCATCATACGCTTTGTTGATGACAACTTTCCATTGTCCAGTCAACTCACTATATTGCATCCAACTATCACACGCATCCACCATATCTTGTAAGTTAGCAAGACAGTTTTGAGTAGTGTCTAACGGGCCGTTGAAGCGATAGCGAACTTGTGTGGTAGTTGGGCCTCCCCCCATTGGAGTGTAAATGATAGGCTTGTCACTATAATCGTTTAGCGCAGTTAAACTTGCTGTGTTAATACCTGCAAGAGGCACAGCACAACCATACCTATCACTTAACAAATAGTCTTTGATACAGTCACCGGGCTTTGTTCTGCTGTTTGTAATCTTAGCAGTAACAGCACCTAATGAAGTTGTACCGGCATCTGAATTGTAGATTACTTTAACAATAACAAACGCAGTGTTAGTCATTGCTGCACTTTGACCACCTGCTGTATAGATACCTTGATTCCATCTTTGGTCTAATGGAATCGCTGCATCGCTCATAATGTCAATTGCACTTAGCCCACCTGTGTTTGTGCCTGAACTTGAACCATTAGGGAACAAATACATAAACAGATTACCATTAATCTTAGTGTCAACCTCTGCACCACCAGCAGTGTTTGTTGACAATGAGGTAACTTGTGCGCCGCTAAGCGTAACTAACTTACCATCATAATAGAGTTGGTCAAATGTAATTGAGTCAGGAATATCGCCCGGCATTGTATTAGTAACTTCTGCGATTGAAAGACAGTACCACATTGTCTGTAAGTCTGTACTAATCTTAGCGTCTGTGATACTTCCACCAACGAATGCAGTACCGTATACTACTGGGAGTTTGTTGTTAGTTGCTGGTGGCAACTGAACTCTTGAACCAGTTACTGCATCTTCTTGCTGTGTGTTTCCACTTTTGCCTCTTGGTGCAATGAGTTTACTAACAACAAAAGATGCTGCAACAGTAAGCACAGTGGATGCAACTGCGGCAGCGATGCCAGTAAGACCGATTGCAGCGACGATTGCTGTAAAAATTGCCATATTATACTCCTGCTACCCAGACTTCTTCGGTCTTCTTGAATCCAAACTTCTCAAACTTTAAGTCAGGTGAATTAACCATCTTGACCATACTGTAAGCAGTGATTCTACCGTTGTCTACCATCTCATCACTCTCTTTTACATACTGTGCAAGTAATCTGTAACCAGCAGTTGAACCACGATATTCTTCGTCAACCCAGTATACGATTTCTCGCAATACTCTTGTGTCTGGGTCCCAAATTAATGAGTCAATCATACCAATCAGTATCCCTGCTAGTTTACCGTCTTTCTCAGCAACTAATGCAAGTCCACGACCTGCCATTATGTGAGCGTACACAGTAGCAACATAGTCACTGTTACTGAAGTTATTGCTTATTGTTGTTGGCCCCTTTAACTTGAAACGATGTAACATTTCTAAGATTTCTGGGAAGTCAAACTTGTTTGCGTGTCGTATTTTCATTAGTACTGGTTCACATCACGCATAAAGCCAGCGTCACGACCACCGCCTCCGCCACCAAATCCACCAGTGCTACTTGAACTTGATGCTGCTTTCTTCTTAGCATCCATACCAAAGTCAAATGTCTGGTCAGCAATACTATAAACATTGTTCATAGAACTATCTGTTGAGTTGAATACTTGCCAACTACTTTTGTTTGTCTTACGACCCGCAATACGATTCTCAAGAACAGTCTTATAACTACTTGCGTTAACTGAAACAACAAAGTTATCAGTAGGACCATTGAAGTTAGTTTCTAAGTCTTCTGCAATACCGTAACTAGTAACAATGCCTGTAAATCTAGGATATGTATTTGTTAGAATATAGTTAGCATCATAGAATCCGCGAATGATTTCTAACTTGCTGCCCTTTAGTTTAGTACCTAATACAATTGCGATATTGTTTCCGCTGATGCCTGACAATGCCATACTTGTATCTGCTGATGTAACACGCAAGTCTCTTGGCTGAGTACCAACTGATAACAAACCACCAAGTGGTAAGTAAGTTGTACCGTCAATGACTACATTACTGTAAGCAGTACTGAAAGTATGAACAGTGACATTTGCAATGTTTCCATACTCGTTATAAATTGTTAACTTCACAAACTCCGCAGTATTAATACTGGGCGGGCTATTTGCTACTTCTGGGATATTATCCATTCATTTGTTCCTTATGCTGTTGCAACCCATTCATACAAGTTGAATGAGTCACTGAATTCAATTAATGCGTTATTGATTGTTACACCATTTTCTCTTGCTGCACCACCCGGTACTAACTTGTAAGTAGGCATATTAGGGCAGAACATATAAAAACTACACGCATTACCTGCAATAATGTTTTCTCCTGCTACGACTCCTGTAATAATGTTGGGTCTATTAGTCGTTACAGTAACAGTTGCATCATTTCCTCTTGTTACTTGCGTAGTGCTTGTGAACGGGAATGTATAATTACCAATCTGTATCAAATCATTTGGTTCAAATAATACACGAGTTGCACTAATTGCTGGAAGATTAGTCAATACTAATTGATTTCCGACAAAACTTTGAACTGTCATAGTATTGACTTGCGTAGTGCTTAAACTACCTTGATATTTGAATATCCAAGATAAGCAAGGGTTGTTACCGAATGTCACAACTTGTGGTGTATTACGGTCTAATGTATCAAGTTGTTCTAGCAATGCTCTTGCTTGATAGTAACGCAAACTTGAAGGCATATCTAACACAAAACGCCAAGGGTTAAATGTTGGAGTTTGACTTGTTCTTGGTGACTCGTTGCGAGTGTACTGAATACCAACCATCTTACGACGGTCAATATTCAATCCATTGCATCTGTCAATTATTGTTTGTAATCCTGACATAATTGTTCCTATTAACCTCCGTATGGCATTTCTTTACGAGCCATCATTGATGCTCCAAGTAAAGACTTGCGATTCTCAACAAACATTTGTGCTACTGAACGACTGTCAATTGCGCTAATGTTGTTAGTGATATAATTGTTAGTAACTGTTGCACCCATTCCAGAATCAGCACCTGCATTCTTATTCATTGATGCATTAGTCATAATAGAACCAGCACTGTTAGGTACAAATAGTTCTGGACCTTGCTCACCAACGACATATGGCTTGTTTGCCATAACAGGACCACCTGCCGCTTTACCAAGGATTGCTCCACCAATCATTGTAAATAACTTAGTAACCGCAGCCTTCAATGCAATCTTAGCAAGGTCAGCGATGACAGATTTAGCAAAGTCACCAAACTTAAGTTTACCAGTATCAACAAAGTTGTCAAGTGCGTTACCCATATTACTGAATAGGCTGTTAAGTCCTTCAACTGCGGTAACTGCTGGGTCAACACTGCGCTCTAATTCATCAAATCTTGCCTTCAATGCGCCTTCAACATCAGTTCGTGCTGCTTGTCTCTTAAGTTCTACAAGTTTCTTTTGTGCGTCTGCTTGATCTTTGGCTGCTTTTTGCTGTTCAGCAGTAAGTGCTTGAAGATTAGCAAGTTGATTTGCATAACGAGCCTCACCAATCTTAAGTCTTTCAGCATCAAGGTCACGCAATTTTGTTTGATAATCAAGTTCAATCTCACGCAATTTTTGTTGTAGTTCTAACTGTGCTGTGGCATTCTCAAGATTATCACCGTACAATCCAACTAACTGCAATTGGTCTTCAAGATTTTGTAGTGCAACTTTGTTGCTGGCTGCTAGATTTTGAAGTTCTATCAATCCATTGGCTTTTTCACGCTCAATGTTTACGGCTTGAATTGCTTGTAATGTTTGTTCTGATGCTGCAAGTTCTGCGGCTGCTGCTTCGTTGACTGCAACAATCTGCTGCTGAACAAGAGCCAATGCCTCTGCTTTGCCCTTCTTATTAAGGTCTTCGCTTTCATTGATTTCTGTTTGTTTTGCTGCAAGGTCAGCAAGAGCAGTTTTTTGTTCTTTTAATATATCGCGGCGTTGAGTTTCTAGTGCAACTTGGTCTTCGCTCATAGTCATTGACTTAAGTTGGAACTGTAAGTCTTCTATTCTTGCTGCTGAACTTTCTTTGAATGCAGCGGTAATCTCAATAATAGCCTTCTTAACATCTCTAAGAGCGTTTGCATAATCTTTAGCAGACTTTCCTGCAGCCTTACCAACATCATCCTTTGGACTAATCTTAGTACTTGCATCACCAAATACATCGTTTTTACCTGTTTTGGGTGGAGCAGATGCTGCTTGACTGCCCCAATTAGATCCGCCTCTAACCTTTTTCGGATCTGCTGCCATAATATCTATTTTGATACCGGCAAGTCCAGCAAGCCAGGTAGCAAACTGTTTCATTTTATACCAAAGTTTATTAATCAATGGCATTACATATTCGTCAATGATGCTGAAGCCAAAGAACTTCTTAACTAGGAAGTCAACTGCTTGAGCAACAGCCATTACAATACCGATCCAGCCAGCGAATCTAAATGCAATTCTAAGAACATTTCCTAGGATAGCAAATACTGAGAATAGTACTTGTAATACACGAGAAAATGCTTTACCTAATACGCCAGCATTTTTAGCAGCAACCATAATTTGACCAGTTGCCTTAGTGAAAGGACCAAAAGCCATCGTGATACCGGTAACACTATTTTTAATGCCCTTAAAGTTACGAGCCATAAGTCCCATTGCACTACCACTGGCCATTGCTCTAAATGCAGTTGAAACGCCGTTAATTGAGGCAGCAATACCTCGCATTACTAATGCATTTTTACCTAATGTAAGGAATGCAATACCAGCATACAATATAATTTCAGTAAGGTCTTTAATAGTTGCTGCTAATGCGTTAACATCGTTAGTTAATGTTAACAAATCTTTAATCATATCAGCAAAGACTTTACCAGCACCTTCAGAATTAGCCATCTCATCAAATGCAATTGCCATTGCAGTCTTAAGATTGTTAAGTGCTTGCATCGCTGTAGGTACAGAACGAGCAAAAGCATCATCAATTGCTTGCTTGTTGTTCTGCATAGCACGAACAAAGATATCACTAGTAATTTTACCTTCACTACCGAGTTTTCTTAATTCACCGATAGTAACGCCAAGTTCATCTGCCATTGCCTTTGATACAACTGGCATATTTTCAAGAACAGAACGAAGTTCGTCACCTTGGAAACGACCAGACTGTAATGCTTGACCTAACTGTAATAGAGCACCAGCAGATTCTTGGGCACTCATCCCAGTCATTGACATTGATTTTGCTAGTGATTCAGTAATATCACTTGTTTCTTGCTGTGAAATGCCTAAATCTTTAGCAGCACGAGCAATTCTAAAGTAAAGATCACCAGTTTCTTGTAGTGGTGCACGAGCAGCGCCAGCAATCTTAGTGATATCATTAAACATTGAACCAACAAGTGCTTGGTCACCAGTAAGTGAACGCAACTTGTTCTGTAATCCAACAATACTATCACCAAATGCTACAATCTCACCAACAGCAAAACCACCAGCAATGGCAGCACCTAAGCCACCAAGACTCTTTTCAAGCGAACCAATGCTACTTCTTGCGCTTTTGGTATCAACATCAACTGTATATTTCAAACTGGCCATACTTTATTACCTTATTTTTTACGCATTATTGCTTTAACACGCTTGGTGATGTATTCTTCTGTAGGCTTGCTCATACCTTCAGGTGCTTGACGACTTCTACCAGCATCTAACTCGGTTGCATATTTGTAATCTGCTTTGATTACTTCCCCCTGCAACCGAGTTCTACGACGAGCATTGCCTGTTTTAATAGGTGTTTCACCTTTAAAGACTTTATGCGCTTCTTCTGGTAACTTATCAAGGGCAGCAGTGATGCGTCTAAGACTAGGTGTCATAGTATTCTTAACTAGTTTAAGTCTTACTCGTCCCACTGTTTTCTTTACCCTTGTTGTATATTTTCAACAGATCCTCTGTTGTGTAATTGTCTATGGGTTCTTGACCCTTGTTCATTGCTTTCTTGTGATGATACTGTTCGTAAGTCATTGCTGCGTCAATAATGTACAAATCAAATGTGTTTGCATCTTTCATTATTTCGCTTGGTAGTTTACCGTAGCGTTTTGCTAGTCCATCAATTTGCATAATGGATAGCATTTTCTGACTCTTTACGTCAAGTTCATCACCTGTTACTTTCCCAAATGTTCCGTAACCTTCTGAATAACCTTCATCAAGATTGAAGTAGGCAATGTGCTTTCTTTAGTTAAGATTTCGTTGCCATCTTCATCAAGTACGAGAGTTCTAACAATGTCAAGCAAGCCAGAGATATCGTTTGATTCGCTGAGATTTGCCATTCTTGTGAACACATCCATAGGTTGACGGTCCCAAGTATAGAATGTTAGGGCTTCTGCGTATTCCTTAATGACTTCTTCATCATCAATTGATACTTCAATTAGTTTGGGTTTTGCTGCGATTTGTGAAAGTTTCATTTGTTTTCTCCTTAATTTGTTTTCACTAGTATTTAGTTAGAGTCTTTTGATTCTAACAGTTGGTTGAGCAATGCAAGACGGAATGTTTGCTTTGCTTTTAATTGTTTAATAGTTGCCTGCATATTGTCTAACATAGGCATCATCTTTGCTTCATCTGCGATTAGACTACGCAACTTTTCTTCGTCTGTTTTTAACCAAACAGAGTTATCATCATTCATTATTCTGTCCTTCATTTGTTAATAAAGGGAGCACCTGTGTAGATGCTCCCCATATTGTTATTCTAAGTTACTAACTTAGATAGTTCCGACAGTGAATGAACCATCAACTGCGAGAGTCATTGGTGTCACCCAAACAGGGGCTTCTGGACTTACAGTAGGTGCAAGTGCAGAAACATAACCGGTTCCTTGATAGTAGTATGCACCGTTTGAAGATGCGTTACCATTCATAATAATCTTGAACGAAACAGGTGTCTTGTTCAATGATAGACCGTTTACGCCGCTGAATGTTGCAGCAGTGTTTGGTGTCACGTTAGCATTACCGAAGAAGCCGATAGGGTCAATTACTAGGTTAGTAGTAATTTCGTTATCTGCTGGGGTAGTAACTTTGTTGGTATCAATTGAACAGAAGTCTGTCCAAGAGAAGATACCGGTTGAGTTGGTAATAGTCACATCTTGTAAGCAAGTAACGCTTAGCGCAGTGTTTGCAGTAAAAGTATTTGCAGTAACATTGCTAATTGTGGTGCTTAGAATCAGAGTTGGCTGAGTACCAGTGGTATTTACAGTAATTCTTGCCATTATAATTTCTCCTTAGTTGGCGTTATGTGTTAAAATCAAGTCTAGTCAAACTAAATATCCAGGTATATATTTCTGCTCTAGTAGGACCATACTCAAATGTTTGATCAAATGTTCGGCTAAAATAACCGTCAAACAACTGAGTCCCGTCATCTTTAACGCTTGTCAGAATATTTCTAACAATAGCGTTAACTGTTGGGGCAAGCGGGTCCTCTTGGAATGAGACAAACAGTATATCAAACTCATCTACTTCTTCATAGATGTATCCACAGTATTGAACTGCTAATTGATTTACTGACCTGCTTACTGTATCTGGTGCAGATACATACAGTCCATATCTTACTTTACTACTATCACTAGGGAACTCATCATATATTGGAACATCAACGACATTTACAATGTCTCGTCTCAATACTTCAAGTATTTGCTCTCTAGTAACAAATGGTCCAGTTAAGGCATTAAGAGTATTTGTAACACTCATTAGAAATACCTTCTATCACCATTAAAGTAATTAGGGTCTGCTGTCCAGTTTTCTTCCAATTTAGTCGTTGGACCATTGGGAGCATCCTGGAACAAGTCATACCAATTGCTCAATTCACCTGCTTTCGTCCATTCATTGTAGGCTCTTTCCTTTGCAAAGTTGTAATTCTGCAAGTCTACCTCGTTCATATTTGAAACATCAGTAACTAATGATTCATAGAAAACAAGAATAGCGCCAAAGCAATCAAGACGAATTAGGGTTTGGTCATTCTTGATTAACAAGTTCGGATTGAAACTTGAAATCAATTGACCATTAGGCAGATTGTCATAATAATATGCACCGATAACAGTATCGCAGTAGTTTTGCCACCAACCAAACTCCATTTTGTATAGCCATTCCTGACTTGCAACTTTGAAATATGGTTCCCAATCAACATTCAATGCAGCAGCCCTACGCTCCGCAGCGGGATCGTAGAAGGC